GATTTTAGGTCAATTCTGTCAATAGTGTCAATATCCTCTGCATAATACAAGCAGCTATTGCACAAATCTAAAAAATCCCCAGATGCTGCTGACTTCCTTGTTGCCTCGAAGTCGGACAGTGCTACGTCACAGGCTAAACATCTCATAAGGCTTCCTCCATAATTTCAGACATTCTACCAGATTCCTGATTATAAAGCAATCCGCAGGCTCTTCCTGTTATGCCAGCAAAGCGATTCTTGAGCACTCTGACGTGTGTCGTGTTTCTCTCTATTGGATCATCTGCCTGACCGTTGCGCTCGAGTCCTAGTACCATGTCTGAGAGCTGCGCGATACTAGCTGATCCCCTAAGCTGTGACAGCGAGCTTGCCGCGCCTTCCTCGTGACCTTTGCCGTCTGGTCTCTTCAAGTGGCTCACCATAAACAAAGTAATGCCAGTCTCTTGGACTAACATCCTGAGCTTAGTGCATATCTCATCCAGTGCTTTACGTTCGTCTCCATTGCTCTGTGCTGATACTACAATACTAACGTGGTCGAGAAACAGATACTTAGTGTCTAGCGCTTTCGCCATGTAGCGGCAACGGGCAACAATGTTGTCAATGCTGGTACTTCCAAAGTGGTCAAACAGGTACAGTCGATTAGTGCCCATTGTCTTCTCAAAAGCGTCCCAGCGTTCCTCCTCTGTTGTCTCCACAGTGGGTAGGTGTATTGGCTTATTCGCAGCTAATGACATCAGCGACAAGGCAGTCTTTCTGGCGTTCTCTTCGAGGAATAACAAACCAATGTTATCCTCTGAATTCTTCAATATGTGCCAGACAATCTCACGTACAAATTGAGACTTACCAAGTCCAGAGCCAGCTGTAATGGTAACCAGTTCTGCCTCTCTGATACCAAAGGTCAATTTATTTAATCCTTCCCAAGGATACATAACAGCAGCTTTTTCTACAGGTCTGTTGACTTCATCCCAGAGACTAGCGCCATTGATAATACCGTCTGGAACAAACCTCTCAGCTGCCCAGAAGGAAGCGGTATATGCTCTGTCATCGTTATTGAGCAGGAAGTCACAGGCATCCTTATACTGTGGCGGGTATTTCATGACCTTGGACTTACCGCCAAACAGCTCCGCAACCTCTCTGGCAGCTTTAACGCCAGCGTCGTCGCTGTCAAAAGAGATGACAATAGTCTCAAACGTGTCTAACCACTCATAAGCGGCCTTACAGTCTCCCAGAGCGCCACTAGCTCCGTTCTTGATACTGACTACAGGGTACTTGCTCCCTTGCATCTGGTAGCTTGCTAGGGCGTCAAATTCACCTTCAGTGATGGTAATACTCCTACCACCTTTTGAGAATAAATGCTGCCCGAATAAACCCGATTCTCTCCACGCACCGGCAGTTGAGAATTGTTTATCATGTTGTCGTATTTTAGCAGCCACTGGCGTGTTAGCGTCATCTGGTGAATGGTAGCTGAAATATGTCTTATCAGCGTTGTGCATAACACCGTAGTACTTTGCGGTAGCTGTGGTTATGCCCCTCTCTGGTATTGCCTTATAGGTGCCAGTAGTGAGTAGGTTCTCTAAGGCATCGAAGCTCTGCTTGGGCTGTGGTGTTTCTTCAAGCATGGGCATCGCAACGACACCCTCGCCATACCCCCTCTCAAAGTCACCACAGCTAAAGCATTTTTTAGATCCGTTCTCATTAATAGCGGCAGCATCCGACGAACCACAAGCTTCACAGGGTAGGTGTGTCTCGATAAAAGCCATTTTTTAATCCTCAAATTCAATTTCTGTATAGACATTACCGTAACTAATCATTATCAACGGCAATAAAATAACAGTGCCCATAAACGGCATAGCTTCCGTCTCTTCAGTGTTTACGTTATAAACCCACACTGGCCTGCTATCGACAAATTCAATATCAATGCCTGTTCCACTGCGCCATTCAACATTTAAATGCTTACCAAATAAAATTGTACTAATCATTATCTCGCTTCCTTTGTTGGTATTCTTCTTCTTTATCAATAACAATCAACGCGGCACCATATAAAAGCATACCGCCACCCCATAATAACACAGAATTAATCAGGAACTCGGCCATAGTAACTACCCCTTGGATTTATTTTGTCATACTCTGCAATTTCATTGTTAAACTGCTTTATTGTCTCTACGTCCACTGAATACAGTCTAGACGCTTCGTTAACAGATAACACCCCTGCCTGTATATCCACCCTAGCACGGCACAGCGCCATCATATAAGGAGTAAACGCCCCTTCTCTTATAAACTTCTCAAACATAATTCGATACTCGCATTGACAGTGTTTTAATGGATGCTAAAATAACTCTATTGAGTCTTAAATAACCTTTTAATGTCTTTTGAGATTAGCAACAAGTAGAACTACTAACAATCTTTAAAAGGTCTCTATAGAGACTTTAAAAGTTTCTTTTAACGTGCCATTCCAATTGCTCTTTTAATTCATTAATGGCGTTTAAGTCGTCATCATCTGGTACAAAGTCTTTAACGCTCTGTAGAAATTTGCAATCGACTATGACGTCATTAACAAGCTGGAAAAAGTCCTCTCTATTCTCTTTATCTTGTTGTTCTAGCATCTGCTCCTCCTCCTCAATTGTTGGAATATTTTCGTCGCCGTGGTGCCAGTCTGGATCTTTCATTGTTTACCCTCTCTGTTATAAAGCCAAGCGCAACCACTTAGACGACAGCCTGTCACTATCTGTTTCTAAACGGTCGAACGTGTGCCCCTCCGTCGCTTTGCGTGCTACCGCTTTACGTACGTCGTGGTCTGTCAGTACTTCCTTGTATTGCAAGCGTCGCCACAGTGTCGCGTCGCTTATGCCTAATATTATAGCTAACATATTGATTGAATAATACTCCCCGGTGATTAAACGGTCATGAGTACCGGTGAATTGAAACATTCTTGATGGTTTAGGCATTGTTTACGCTCCAAATAGTAATACAGTGAATACAAACGAATACAGCATAAACGCACCAGCGGCCGCGCTTGCTATCATTAAGGCACTGCCAACGACTGCGGCTGTAACGTCGCTCCGGCGGCTCTGTTTGTCCTGTATCGCTTGCATTTTAATAGAGGCAGAATTGCCCTTGTAATTGTTTAACATTGTTTAAACCTCTTCCATTTCTAGCACTATATCCAGCGCTTTTAAATCTAAGTTGATTAGCTCTTTATCTGTCAAATGCCCAACCTTGTGCACTCGCTCAAAACCTAACAGTGCACGGTTTATATCGTCCAAGGATTCACATCTGTTTAATCTATCTAATGCTGATTTGTAATTGCTCATTGTGTCACCTCTTTAGTCGCCCATTAAAATTGTTTTAAGTTGTTTTACAGTTTTACCGGTTATAGCTGATAACTCTGCCAGTGTGATATTACTACTGTCAAAGTATGCTTTTATATCGTCGTCGCTCATTATATACATGGTTTGATCCCTTATAGATTAATAGCTAAAATTTGATTTACTTGCTTAAGCATTTTTTTACCATGCGCCGGATATGCAACCACTGATATTGTTTTATCCCAACACTTGCGGCACTTGGCGCATTTTCCCTCGCGCTCATAAGCGTCACAGACTGACATACTAGGCAAGGCGTGGCTAATGGTTGGTATGATTGTAGAACTGTTAGGCGCGTCGATTGTCTCGCCGGTAACGCTATCGCTTGACAGTCTAACAACAACATTTGGCAATGCGTCCATCTTGGCAAGTACCGGCGCAAACTTGGGGAACTTGTGCATTCTAGTTGGGAGCCAGTGCTTAACCCATGGAGTGGCAACCATTACCGCTAGAATCTTATCCGCTAGGCGTATGTCGTAAACATCGCCGCTGTCAAACCAACGGAAGTAACGCTCTGTATCTAATTCATCAATCATGTCAGAAACCCAAGCGTCGCGTTTCCAATCCTCGCGGTTGTGCTCTCGCGGAGCTTTAACATTAGGAAACCGGTAGTTGCCTGTCGTGGCATAGCAACCTTGACAAGCTGGCACTAGGTCGCCGTTATTATCCTTTGACGCTGGGCAAGTATCAAGCGCCTGTAGGCTCCACGACTTACAAGGCATTTTGTTTGCTTTAGATAGTTTGATCATGTTGTGTCACCTCTGTTTAGTGTTCTAGTCTGTCGATCATCTGTTTGCATTCTTTCAGCGTGCCGTGTGAGTCGGTGAAGTGTTCACCTATTGGGCCACAATTCCAGTGACCCTCTTCCATTCTGCTAATCTGCCAGCCTTTATAAACATATTCGCCTGCTGAAATTCTTTGCGCTTTGTTCATGATGTCACCTCTATTCAGTGTAGCCATCCTTGGCCAGTAGTTTAGTTTACGCTACTTGCAGTTGTTGTTGACGTTTATCTGCGGCTCTGGCGGCTGCTTTTCTGGCCACTGTTTCCTCTAGTTCGTTTATCCTGTGAAAGTAACGGCTGCCTAGTAACTGGTGGGCCAGCTTAATCTGCCCAGCTGCTGAGGCATTATAACGCTTTGCCGTCTCTTTATCGCCAGATAGTATTGCATCCCACTCGCCAACCATCTCGCTAAATAAAGCCCATTTTATAGTCTCTAGTATCTCGCGCTTATTCATCTTGTTGTCTCCTGCACCATAAAGGTGCGTTTGTTTAGTTAGGTCTTTCTTGTCTTGATGGGTTCAGTATATAGCTAAGTCAATATCAATCAACCTTTATTTCATATTTATCTATATCAATATCGCATAAGCTTATAACCAGAGATGTCCATAACCTACAGTGATGATGACCAGTCTCTTCATAATCTACAGTGATAGAGGTAGTGCTGTAGGGTACCAACATAGACACTCACACTTGTCAATACAGACCACCATAACTGTCAGTGATAGTCACTATAGCTCTGGTGAATGGCCAGAGGCTTGACAGACTGAGGTGGGTATAGTAGAGGGGACGGGGGAGGCGGTGGTGGCTGTAGAATTGTTACTGTACCACCCTAGATACAAAAAAGAGTCAAATTAGACCATTAATAACAAGGTAGAAAAGAGACCCTGTAGTCAGGATAAGTCATTGATAACTATATAGAATAATGGCGGGGCTGCGGAGTCTTCGGGGCTGCTGAGATCCGCTGTTGAAGGGACAAGGGAGTGTTACTTTAGGTAACAGTGTCTCAGCAGGTGTTGTAGGAAGTAACAGACCATAACAGACTGTAGAATTAATTACCTCTATATAGTAAATAGTACTTGACTTTTGCTCTAAAATATGCTATAATAGACTCTATAGAGTTAAGAAAGAGACCTTTTAGGGTTTAATAGAGACTTAAGAAGACCTTTTAGGGTTTAGAGGAACAACTACTGGTTGTTATCCTTTTAGGGCTTTAAAAGAGACATTAAAAGAAACTCTTGTTTACTAAACAGAACTTTATAGACTATAGAGGCAATTCTGTGACAACTAAGAAAATAGGAAGACCTTCTAGCAAAGCTGTTTCCTCGGTTAAGAAAGGAAATAGAGGTGTTAGAGGAAGACCAGCAGGTGATGCTGCTGTTATCAATGAATACAAAGCAAGGATGTTAGCGTCTCCTAAGAGTAGGAAGGTGTTAGACAGTATTCTGAGTGCTGCGTTAGACGATGACCATAAGAATCAAGCAGCAGCATGGAAGTTGTGTATGGATCGTTTGTTACCTGTTAGCTATTTCGAGAAGGATAAAGCTACAGGAGGAAAAAGCAGCATTAATATCTCTATCACGGGTGTTGGTGGTGAGACTACTGTAATATCAGGCTCAGAAGACATAGAAGATGGAGAATACAGTGATGTATGATATTAACCAAGACCTAGATTACTTCACTAAAGAAGAGTTTGCTTGTCAGCACACAGGCGAGAATGAGATTAAAGATACATTTCTGTTGAAGCTAGACTTGTTAAGAGCACGTTGTGGCTTCCCATTTGTTATAACCAGTGGCTATCGTAGCCCAGACCACCCATTAGAAGCTAGGAAGGAGAAACCCGGAACTCATGCCCAAGGCATTGCAGCAGACATTAAAGTTAATACGTCACAACAAAGGTACACGTTGGTTGAGGAAGCTATCAAGATGGGATTTGGAGGCATTGGAATACACAGTGTGTTCGTCCATATTGATATGCGCGATGCTGCTGGTGATAAACCTGCTGTAATGTGGTTGTACTAG